GGGCGCTCCCCATCAAGCCCGCCATCATCACGATAGATACCCTGCACCGCTTCAACTCTGGGGACGAGAATTCATCCCAGGACGCCAAGGCGATGTTAGATGCCTGCGCCATGTTAATGGCTGAATTCAATTGCACCATCATACTAGTCCACCATACTGGCGTATCTGAAGAGACCCAGCACAGGGCTCGGGGCTCCAGCGCCTGGCGTGGTGCGCTGGACATTGAGATCAGCATCGTGCCGGCCAAGGGTGATGCGCCGATGGAGATTATCCAGCGCAAGAGCAAGGACGCCGAATTGGCGGCTACCTTATATGCTACGCTTGAGAAAGTGATTATCCCTGGTTGGTTTGATGAGGACGGCGAGCCGGTGACGAGCGCGGTGCTGGTGCGGGCTGGCGAGCCCACCAAGACCGCCAAACGCAAGCTGCGCAGCACCAACGCGAACGTGGCTTGGGAGGCGTTCAAGACGCTCAATGCCAGGCTAGTCGCTAGGCCGGAATGGAGGCAAGCGTTCGATGAACTGTCCGAGTTGGAGTCCACCAACAGCAAGAAGCAGGCGTTCGCCAGGGCCGTTGTGGAGCTTCTGGAGCGTGGCGAGATGGTCGAGGAGGAGCCCGGAATTTATGAGCTGGGGATCGGATTTTGACCGGGTACAGGGTACAAGCGGGTACAAGCGGGTACAGTTGTACCCGGGCGAAAGACGTGTTTGGGGTACAACCGGGTACACACCCCTTTAGGGGTGTACCCGCTGTACCCGAACATCGTGCGGAAAAAGCGTATCCGGATAGGGAAAACCCTTAGATGGGGTGGTCTGCTTAATTTTTAGGCAGTTGTGGGAAAATTTGGGATGGGGGCGATTCAGACATGGAACAAAAAGTGAACCCGGCAGACAAGGTGGAGCGCTGGAAGATCGAGCGCCTGGTGCCGTACGCAAGGAACGCCAGGACGCATTCGGATGAGCAGGTCGCTCAGATCGCGGCATCAATCCGTGAGTGGGGCTGGACCACTCCCGTACTGGTGGACGAGGATGGCGGCATCATTGCTGGCCACGGGCGCACACTGGCCGCACAGCGCCTGAAAATGGCCGAGGTGCCGGTGATGGTGGCTAGAGGGTGGAGTGATGCTAAGAAGCGGGCTTATATACTGGCGGACAATAAGCTGGCGCTGAATGCGGGTTGGGAAAATGAATTATTAAATTTGGAATTATCAGAATTAAAAGAATTAGATTTTGATTTAGATTTAATTGGGTTTAGTGCTGATGAGATTGCGGCGTTGATTCCGCTGGAGCTTGAGCCTGGCCTGACAGACGAGGATGCGGTGCCTGAGCCGCCTGCGGTGCCAGTTACTGTGCTTGGAGATGTTTGGTTACTTGGGCGGCATCGGGTTATGTGTGGGGATTCGACTAGCATTGATGCGGTTGAGAAGTTGATGGATGGCGGCAAAGCGCAATTAGTAATCACATCCCCCCCGTATAACGGAGATACAAAATCCAAGAACGGGGATTATTATGCAACAAATAAAACTAAAAAATTCTACGGTAATGACGGATTTCAGGACAATTTAAGCAGTGATAACTATGTTGAGTTTGCAAAATCTGTTTTGAACAATTGCTTTGTTGTAACAGATGGGTGGATTTTTTGGAACGTCAGTTATAACGCAAATTCTCGTTTTGAATATATCAAACAAATACATGACCACCTTGAATTCTTGATGGAGCAAGTTTGCTGGAAGAAATCGTCTAATTTCCCATTGAAGGGTTCAATGATGAGGCAATGGGAACCAATTTATATTTTTTCAACCAACAAAACCCCGTTGGTTCTTAATGAGGTCACAGGTAACCATTGGGAGATTAGTAACACTAACGTTCAGCATGAAAACCACAAGGCGTGTTTTCCCATTGCTTTACCAGAGAAAGCCATCACAATTTTTGATAATAGGGTTAAGGTTGTTTTTGAACCATTTGGCGGCTCCGGCTCCACCCTCATCGCCTGCGAGAAGACCGGCCGCATCAATCGCAGCATGGAGCTCGACCCCAAGTACGTTGACGTCATCATCAAGCGCTGGCAAGACTTCACAGGTAAAATTGCAGTTCACGCAGAAACCAACCAACCTTTCGCGGAGGTTACACATGGCAACCAAGAAACCAGTACTTGAAGAAAAACCTATCGTAAAAAAGCAACATGGCGGGGCTCGGCCCGGAACTGGCGGTGCAATGCCAGGCGCAGGCCGCCCAGCCTTCGAGCCCACAGCAGCCGAGCGTAAACAGGTAGAAGCCCTGTCCGGCTACGGCCTACCCATCGACCAGATCGGCGCACTGGTGCGCGATGGCATCCACGTTGATACCTTGCGTGCTCACTTCGCCACCGAGCTGGTGGCAGGCAAAGCCAAGGCCAACGGGCAGGTTGGCAAGAACCTGTTCCAGAAGGCGACTGGCGGCGATACCACGGCCATGATCTGGTGGAGCAAAACCCAGATGCGCTGGGCGGAGACTCAGAAGCACGAGCTCACCGGCGCAGATGGCGCACCGCTGGAGTTCGCCAAGATCGAGCGCGTGATTATCAAGAATGGGTAAGGTTCTTCAGCTCAAGACCCCCGAATGGTCACTCCCCCTCCTCGAGGCCAGCCGCTACAAAGGAGCCTGGGGTGGCCGAGGTTCGGGCAAGTCGCATATGTTCGCCGAGATGATGCTCGAGGAACATATCATGAACCAGTCCCAATCTAGTGTTTGCGTGCGCGAGATTCAGAAATCCTTGAATCAATCGGTTAAGCGCCTGCTGGAGATGAAGATTCAGGAGATGAATGCTGGCGCCTATTTCGAGGTTCAAGATGCGGTCATCAAGTCCAAGAAGGCCGACGGGCGCATCATCTTCCAGGGCATGCAGAACCACACAGCGGACAGCATCAAGTCACTGGAGGGATACGACCGTGCTTGGGTCGAGGAGGCGCAGAGCCTGAGCCAGACAAGCCTAGACCTGCTCCGGCCAACGATCCGCAAGCCGGGGTCCGAGCTCTGGTTCACCTGGAACCCCCGCCAGGCCAGCGATCCGGTGGACCTGCTGCTGCGTGGCCCAACGCCGCCGAAAGACGCGACCGTCATCCGGGTGAACTATGCCGACAACCCGTGGTTCCCGACCGTCCTCAAGGACGAGATGGAGTACGACCGCCGGCGCGACCCGGACAAATATCAGCATGTCTGGCGCGGCGAGTACTTGCAGAACAGCCAGTCGCGGGTGTTCAGGAACTGGCGGATCGAGGACTTCGACGCCCCGCCTGACGCTATCCATCGGCTCGGCGCCGACTGGGGATTTTCTGTAGACCCGACCACGCTGGTGCGCTGCCATATAATTGGGCGAACACTGTACATCGACTTCGAAGCCTACATGGTGGGCTGCGAGATCGTCAACACGCCAGAGCTGTTCATGCAAGTGCCAGAGGCCGAGAAGTGGCCTATCGTGGCCGACAGCGCCAGGCCGGAGACGATCAGCCACATGCGGCGCAACGGGTTCCCCAAGATCATGACGGCGGTCAAAGGGCCGAAGTCGGTCGAGGAAGGCATCGAGTTTTTGAAGAATTACACTATCGTCGTGCATCCTCGGTGTACGCACACGATTGACGAGTTGACGCTTTACAGCTATAAGACTGACCCATTGACAGGCAAGATTCTGCCCGTGCTTGAGGACAAGAAAAACCACGTTATTGACGCGCTTAGGTATGCTTGCGAAGCGGTGCGGCGTGCAAATACAGTAAAACCGCAGACCGTCATCCCGATGGCGACCGTCAGCAAATGGTAGTAAGGAACTGAACAACATGGCCAGAATGTCCAACGATCAACGCATTGCCAACCTGCACACCGAGGCGCTGGCGCAGTTCAACGACATTCAGAGCGCGATGCGCGACGAGCGCCTGCAGTGCCTGCAGGATCGGCGCTTCTATTCGCTCTCCGGCAGCCAGTGGGAAGGCCCGCTCTGGGACCAGTTCGAGAACAAGCCCAAGTTCGAGGTGAACAAGATCCACCTGTCCGTGATCCGCATCATCAACGAGTACCGGAACAACCGCATCACGGTGGACTTCGTCAGCAAGGACGGCGAGGAGAACGACAAGCTGGCCGACGTTTGCGACGGCCTGTACCGCGCCGATGAGAACGATTCGGTGGCCAACGAGGCCTACGACAACGCCTTTGAGGAGGCAGTCGGTGGCGGGTTCGGAGCCTGGCGGCTGCGTACTGCCTACGAGGACGAGGAAGACCCCGAGGACGATCGGCAGCGCATCAAGATCGAGCCGATCTTCGACGCCGATAGCTCGGTGTTCTTTGACCTCGGCGCCAAGCGACAGGA